CAATATGTGGACTTAGGTTTGCTTGGGCAGTAGTGGGTCATAAATGGGTCAGAGTGCAACTACCTTTCTGTAGCACCAAGTTCAAGCTAAGACGATCCATATGGGATCAGATGGATGTAATTGCAAAGGGAGCAAACTAATGAAAGTAAAAAAGCATACTAATATACCAAAGGTAGTTAAAGTTTGGTATTCTATTGATGCAAGTGCTGAAAATGGAAAGAAAAAGTTCTTTGATACTCTCTATCATTGGGGTATTGTTGAACAAGTAAAAGCATTTGAATATTGGCGAGAGTTTGAAGATGGTAGGTTTGATGAAAAAAGTCTAGCAAGAGTTGAACTCAAAGTTGACAATGCATTTAGAAGAGCAATTGATATAAAAGAAAATCTTTTAAGGAGCTTAGATTTAGATCATGGTATCAATGAGGACATATTAAAGAATGTCCATAGGTTTGTAAGTACACAACTTAAAGACCTAACTGATGATCACTATAAAATTCAAAACATATTCAAAGATATAAAAGCAAATATAATCTTAAAACAAATGGAATAATATCTGGGAGGTTATTATGAAATATTGGGTTATACTATTTCTTCTGTTCTTAGCTTGTTTTAAAGCTAAAGCAGATGAGGTAGAATGTCTTGCACTTAATATATACCATGAAGCAAGAAATCAACCTACTGCAGGGAAACTTGCAGTAGCACAAGTAACATTGAATAGGGTTAAACATGACAGATTTCCAAATACAATTTGTGGAGTTGTTTATCAAGGTTATTATCTCAATAATGCTCCAATAAAAAACAAGTGCCAATTTAGTTGGTGGTGTGATGGCAAATCAGACAAACCAAAAGAAATACAATCATGGAACTATGCACTAATGTTAGCTAGGCATATGCATGAAGGTATTTTTGACAATATAGATGTTGTAAAAGATGCAACACACTATCACGCTGTTTATGTAAAACCATATTGGACAAAAGAAAAAAAGAAAGTTAAGGTTATCGCAGACCATATATTTTATAAATAGGAAAGTATTATGCCTAATTATGAGTATTATAGAGCTTGTAAAGAAGCACTTAAAACGCCTGCTAAGCCTACTGACGATGATTTGATGTTTGAGGATTGTCCTAAAGCAGTCAATGAAATTGAATATGGCAAGGTTATTAAAAAATCTGTAGGTTATGTTTACAGTGAAAGTGCTATCGCAGAACCAATTGTAGATACAAAAAAATAGAAATTGTATTTTAAATTTTTATTGGCTATTGTAATTCTATGAACAGAACACAATTTTCATCATTAATCTCTAAAGGGAGAAATAATATGTATCATGGCAATAAAAAAACTGTTTCTAAAAAGAAAACTAAAAATAATAAAAAGAAAAAAGGAACTAAAAAAAGTGGAAAATAAAGACGTACAAGTCTTTGTAACTGGCGTATCAATGACAGGAGAGGTAAAGCTAGATGAACACAATAGAACTCCTGAAGGCAATAAAGAAAAATCTAAGACAGAAGAAATCGGCAATAGCCGAGAAGATGATTGAAGGTAGAGAAACAGACTTTCATTCATATCAAAAAGACGTTGGTATAGCACAGGGTCTTGAAGAAGCGTGTGTGACTATTGACGAAACCTTAACTAAGTTAGACGAAGGAGATGAATAAACCATGTCTCATCAACATGAAGTCGCTAAACTCTATACCGATGAAGAGACTAAATCAACAATCGGACAACATCAATTACCAATACCTATGGGTTGGAAAATATTGATACAACCAAACCAAATCAAGCAACAAACAAAAGGTGGCATATTGTTACCTACTAAGGCAAAAGAAAATGAAGCATATCTTACTGCTCATGGTCAAGTTGCAAAAGTTGGTGAACTTGCATACAGAGAAAGAGGAACTGGCGAAAGCTGGAAAATATCTTATAAGCCTAAAGTTGGCGATAAGGTTACCTATGGAAAGTATGCTGGTCAAAAACTAGTAATAAATGGTGTAAGGTTTCTTTTACTAAACGATGACGAGATAACATCTATCTTGCCAGAGGGTGTAGAAGTAACTGCATATCTATAACTGCGAATAGCATGGAGAACGCAACCATGAATGAAAATTCAAACCCAATAGAAGAAATCGAAAAAGAGATTGAGGAAACTAAGCGTAAGACTAGTTCAGACAATTTTGAAATCGAAATAACTGAAGAACCAAAACAAGAAGTAAAACAAGAAGCAAAAGAAGAAGCTGAAGAAAAACCAAAACAATTGTCAGACGAAGAACTTAGTCAAAGAGTTCAGACAAGAATAAACAAAATAACTGAACAACGAAGAGAAGCAGAACTTGAAGCTAAAAAGTATCAAGAAGAAACTGCACAATTAAAATCTAGGTTAGAACGCCTTGAAAGAAATAATGTTCAACAACAAACTACACAAGCACAAAACCAATTTCAACAACAATATGAGTTGACACGACAAGCACTAACTAAGGCTGTTGAAGAAGGTGATACTCAAGCACAAATTAACTTTCAAGAACAATTGGCTGATATGAGAGCAACCATAAAAGTCAATGAATTGCAAAGACAAATGCAAGTGCAACAACAAACAGCATCACCAACAGTTGGCAGAGCACAACAAGCGTCAGTCAATCCAGCACCAGAGAAAGCAATGCGATGGTGGGAGAGAAATAATTGGTTTAATGCAAAAGGTTACGAAAGGGAAACGGCTGCAGCAAGGGCTATAGACGTACAACTAGATTTAGAAGGGCATGATAAACAATCAGATGAATATTATAATCTTTTAAATAGTCGTTTACAAAGAATGTTTCCCGAGTTAGTATCAAGTAACGACCAAAGTACGAGAGTAAAGAGTAGAAAGACAGTAGCACCAACTACGGGTGGCTCTCCATACAAAGGTAATAGGGTTCGCATGACGCAGGATCAGTTACGAATGGCGAGAGAACTTGGAATTAATGATGAAGCTGCCTTGAAAAAGTACGCTTCTGAAATACAGAAAAGTCAAAGGAGTTAATCATGGCTGAAAATAGAAATGTAAGAGCAGAAGAAACCCGAACGAGTGTTCGAGATGAGGTGTCAAGACCTCAGACAAATTGGACACCACCAGCATTGTTAGATGCACCTGAAGCGAGACCAGGATATGTACAACGATGGGTAGCTACCTCGATCCAGGGGAAGGACACACCTGATAACGTCTATAAGAGAATGCGTGAAGGGTGGGAACCGCGTCCTATGAGTACTGTGAAGAGTAAGTTGTTTCCAACTATTAATCATGGAAAGTGGGAAGGATGTATCGGAGTTGAAGGTATGATGCTTTGCGAAATGCCAATTGATAAACATAGAGCTATGAAGGCTTACTATAACAATAAAAGCGTTGAGCAGAATGAGTCACTTGCTGGAGACTTAGATTCATTAGGTCAAAAAACTGGACAACCAATCTATCAAGAAAGGAAGAGTTCAGTAAGTGGTGGCAGACAGGTGTCTGTCATGGAAGATTAACTTTTTACTAGGAGAAAAAAATGGCAAATGTTGATGCTGCTTTTGGGTTAACACCCGTTCGTCATCTTAGTGGTAATGGTTACTCTCGTGCAAATGTTTATACAATTACTTCTGGATTAGCAGAAAACATCTTTACAGGTGATGTAGTTATCATAACTGCAGATGGGGTATTAACACCTCATACTGCAACAGAAGTTAATAATATAGGCGTTTTTGGTGGAGTATCATATACCGCTGCGGATGGCTCTTTCGTTTATTCACAATACTGGCCGTCAGGAACTGTTGCTACAGATATAAAAGCATATGTTTATGATGATCCATATACAGTGTTTATAGCTCAATCTGCAGGAACTACTGCACAGACAAACATAGGAAACTGTTGTGACCTTGTTGCTGGTGCTGGTTCTACCACTACAGGACAATCAGGTTTTGAATTATCAGGAACTATGGCGGCAGGTACTGCCAGTTGTAAGATTATAGGTCTTTATGACAAGCCAGATAACGCCTTTGGTGCTAATGCAATAATGGAAGTTCTTATCAATGAGCACTTGCTCAAAGATAGTGCTGGAATATAGGGAGATTTAAACAATGGCAATGAATAGAGCACAATTTGCAAAAATGCTTGAGCCAGGTTTAAATACCTTGTTCGGCTTAGAATATGACAGTTACCCACCAGAGTATGCTGCAGTCTTTGAAAACAACACTTCTCAAAAAGCCTTTGAAGAAGATGTATTGTTGACAGGGTTTGGAGCAGCTCCAACTAAAGACGAAGGTGCAGGAGTATCTTATGACTCTTCATCACAACAATGGACTGCTCGTTATCAGCACGAAACTGTTGCTTTAGCTTTCTCTGTTACAGAAGAAGCTGAAGAAGATGGTCTTTATGGGTCTCTAGCATCAAGATATACAAAGGCGTTAGCGAGATCAATGGCTACAACCAAAGAGATCAAAGCATCTAATGTATTGAATAATGCAACGAGTACTGCTGGTG